GGGATGACGCGGTCATTATGGCTTCCCTGGTACCCTGGCGCAACGCCCTTAGGCCCGGACCCATTGCAATCTCACGCTCTTTGGCGTATACGTTTGGATCCTCCTCTGGTTCCTTGTATTCGGGTGCCTTGTACTCTGGCATTTCTGGGGCTGGAATAGCCTGTGCTACCCGAGCAGGTCCAGACTGTCCTTGAGCAGGCGAAGATCCGCCACGACTATAAGACCTTGTATTCGCAGCGCGACTCTCATATACCTGGTTCCTCCAGGTATCCTCGGAGTCATTCATCCGAGGGGTTCCAGCATAAACATATGCAGGCCCTGACGCTGCTGGAGCAGGCTGATCCATGCTTTCATATGTCCTGATTGCAGACTGAATACCTCCGGGGTTTCCGTATTCCCGAATTCCCTGACTCGGACTCGAATTATATACAGGAGCTGGAGCCCTCGAAGCAGGTTGACTTGCCTGCCAGGTTCCAACCTGCCAATTCTCACCATAACCTGAGCTATAGTTGGTTGGCGCAATCCTTGTTATATCGCCCTTTGGGGAAGGTGGTGGAGTCGCTGAAGCTGGACTTGATCTTGAGATATAATTTTGATAGCTATCGTCGACGTACATCTTAATCCTCCTATATTGCACATGATGTCAATTATTTATCCTTGCCATTACGAAGCATCGATCTATCCATGAACTCACCATAGACATCGATCGGCTCATCAGTCCTAAACTCCTCGTAATCACAAGCCAGAAATGAGGTACAGCTAATTTGTGATTTCCATTCCCCACCCACATTATTACATTTTGTAGTATTGACAGCATTTATAGCTAAAGGACTTCCACACTCTGGGCATTTAGGGGCGTTGCGTTGTTGCTTTGCTATCGTAGCATTGCTCCTTACATGCTTCCCATTTAGGACCTCGGCTTCAACGTATTCAAGGAATTCATACTCCTCAACCCCGATACTCCTAAGATGGTAAATAAGCGTCTTCAAATCCTGCAATAAACCAGGAGAGAATGCACCCAGATTGTCACGTATAAACGTCTCTCTTTTAGATAACATGTTTCCCCCTTAACACGTCCATTCCCAGTTAAATACCGTTGTATCCCTATAAGATTCACAGGTCCTTACACTTGATAAACCACTGGAACAACACGGATACCAGCTACCCTGTAAAACTGATGGGAATATCAATAGTTCACAAAAATCAGATCCAGGGTCTACGCAATCACATCCATCTGTGCATGGTGTGCAGTTAGGTCTGCCAACATCGTCCTCTGGGCATTGTCCTGGGTTTTTGTTCTGACAAGAAACATAATATGATCTTGACTTATAACCACCGTCAATCCTTTCGGCCCATTGAGCAATAAGCGTGTCTCTCGATGTATATAGCCCAGGAGCAACACAGGTGGGGCATCCGGAAAGAGCGGACCAGCTTCCAAACGTACACCTTATTGCAAATGTTAGCGAATGGTCACAATCATCGGTCACGGTTATTGTCCCGGTACCGCACGCAGCTGCATCTGTATATACCGTGTTTGTATGGTCTGTATCGGTCCCTATCGTAAAACCAGATCCACTGATCGACCAGTTAAGCGGCTCGACTCCACCGGAAACCTGGACAGCTGCACTGGTACTGCGCCCTATTGTCTCTGGTGCAGTAACAAGCTCAATCTCATCCGAGCCCTCACAGGGATCTTCGCACTGCCACTGGCCACATGATATAAGACTGTCGTTGGCATACCCACTCGTACCACCATCAAGGGTTGTGCTGAACATATATACAATAAATTCAACAAGTCCAGATGCAGGCCCACCATCATAAACAGCATTCCAATTTGTTGGGTTGATAATAACAATACTGCTTATGTTTCCCTCGCTAACAGTGATGTTTGTAATTGGATGTGATCCCCAGATTGATATGTCTTGGGGACCGTCAGAACAATAGCATGGTGATACGCCGGCAGAGAACGCAGTCATCCCAACGCCTATAAATCCTGGAATTCCGTAAATATTTGGAGCAGGACTGTCGAACCTAAAGTTTGGAAGGACACCCGGAGTGTAACCTTCCCAGTCATATTCCATTGCTTCGTATGGTTGCTCAAGATATGGTTTTTTACGCTCTGACTGCCGCAGATAGTCCTCCACCGACCGGTCGAACGAAGTCTTCCTTGCTCTTGAGAACTCTGCAAGATAAGGGTTTTGCACCGTTATTTCATTCCACACAGCTCTTGCAGGCGTTTCCCTCATAAAATCAGGGTACGATTTTTTTGATATGTAGACTTTTCTTGAATATTCCCTATCGGCCATTAGTCTTTTTTAGGCTCAGCTCCAAAATCGTAAACAAAATCATATAGATCTGGTGCAGGATCCCCACCTTCCTCAGAATCAACCCATGATAATTCTATCGATAAGTGGAACGTCAGATTGTCCCTTTCCAGTATACGTTCACGAAATGTATCCCCCGAGTCCTCGTCCTCCATCGTGAATGTTTCGGTTAATGATGCGTCAATAGTACCATTCTCGTATATTTTTTTAGTCAAGGTATAGTCTGAATTCGCGCCGGCCCTAAGCGATAATTCCCTAAAATCCAGCAAGTTAGCCCCATTGCTGAACTCGGCTCGGCTCTTTCCTGTGATATAAACCTCTGTCGATACAGCTTCGTCGTATGTGATAAAATTGTTGCTTCGGTAGACCCGGCCATACTTGTCACCAACATATTGCAGGCTGAACAGGTCACCAGATCCACCCTCTACCTCGGCAAAGCAGCTCGGATATATCCCGGTTCCTGATGATCCGGTTGGAAAGGTATCGAAACTCCATAGCCCTGACTGCAGATCGTAGACCGGATATATGTTCGTATCGGTGGCACCACTACCAGAAACAAGCCCCATTCTCAGGACCTTCTTGGATGAATCGATCCCGATCCACATTTTGTTCTCTTGGCCTCTGGTAATGCACTCGCTATACGAAGGATCGAAATAGTTTTGGATTGGACCCGATATCAACTTGCATACGCGACCGTCAGTCATGAATACTCCATAATGACTTATGAAAAATGCAAGCGTCTGCACCGTCTCGTCGGTCCTGGTGGTCAATAATGCTCCGTCCATGACACAGACCGACTTCTGGGAGAACGTCCCTAATTTTGTTGATAAGATCAATTTACCGTATGTGCTTGGTGAATATCCCTCAAAGATTGTCAGGCAACCACCTTGGGTACCTTCCTCCTTTTGCCATACCATCAGCTCATTATGGAAACTTACGGCCGCCACGGTCGGATTGCGCCGGCCGTCACCTGGTGACAGGATTGCAAAATCGTCACCATTTAGGATGTTCGGGCGGCCTTTCTTTGATACATAAAGGTCCCTTGGAAATTTTCCAAAACTGAATACCCCTCGATCTTTCCATGAGGTTGATATAAGGCCAGTCGATCCATAGTCAGCTATATCGTAGAATGCTATGGCCATGATTGAGATTATTACCGAGGATGAACATGCCTGATCTAACTTAAATCTATACCAATAAACGTGATTTGTTGACCCATTGAATGCACGCTTATCTGAATCAGATCTTATCCATGATACGGTTCCAGAGTTAAACAACCCGTTCGTGCCATCCTCGAGCCCAGATACTGCAGCCCATCCACCGGAATTCGTCCACTGCTCAACCGCACTGATATCAGAGCTTGCAGTGGTATTTGGTTGAGCACCAACACCAACGGAAAAGGCCCATATCTGACTTGGGGAGGCGATATAAACGTAATCTCCTGCAACCAGGGACGATAGGTCTATAACGGATGAGGCATACGTCCTATATACACCGGCAGCACTATCCTCGACGGCAGCCTCGATGATAGGGTAATCGTATGTATCCATAACGTTTTCAATTACTTGCCAGTCAGAGGTGTAGGTTATTTCTTTAAATCGAACCGTCTCGGTCGCATCTCCGGCAGACAGATAAAGCCGGTACCAGTACCCGGACATTCCAAACATATAGGTTGGCACTTCGTCGGAAGGTGCTGTAATTGTGAAGGTTCCGTCCTGCTGCAATCCGCTTGTGCCATCGGTCCCGGTCGTGGCGTCACCAAAGTCATCACCATCAAAGTATTGGATCTTCGCGGTCGTGGTCCCATCGGCAACGACTGTACCCATATCTATAATAAATTGAGTAGCTTTGAACGGTGTGCAGATATAGAGGCCATCATTATTGGCAATGGTATATGTAAGAGTTGGGGTTTCGCCACCATTCTCACCATCGGTAAGTACTGTCGTATAGTCCACGCCACCTTCAAGGACCCTTTCCAACGCAGCACTCGATGTCTTCCAGAATACCCCAATTGGCTCAGCTACCGGCCCGGGCCAGGCTATATGCTGAGTTCCACCGTTTGAATGCAGTACGGTATCATCGTTCTTTGCCCATGACGCCGGCAATATCGTTCCATCAGAGTTACCCTGTAAGGCACTGTAATCCATGACGATATCACCAAAATCAGTACCAAGTGCAGGAGGATGCTCATCTGCAACCAAAACATCACCATCGGTAAGCTGTGCCAAGAAGCTCAAGGCACCGTTCCGGTCACATTTGTAAGAAAACAAGCTGTTTATTCCAGAGGCCTCTGCGGTTGTATTGTGTGGCGTGAGTCCGCCGCGCAGCTCAATTGCATTCCCATGTAGTCGAACGTTCTCGAGCTCAGAGTATCCACCGACTTCGAGAGTTGGTTTCTTGTGATATGTATTGACGCCACCGGCTGCCGGCGAAACTCCGGATGTGTTTATCACATAACGTTCCTGCGGTATATTGTTCATAATATCAGTACCTTAGAATATCCAGTTGCGTTGTCGGTGTCCACCTGTAAAGGCCCGGTGAAATTTGATCTTGCCATCCTGCCTAACACGGCCGTCCCATCTCTGCCGGCGTGCTTCTTCGTTCCGGGTCTGCTTGTACATAGTCTGATAATATTCAGCAAGTTGGGGATTGTACCACTTATATGACGCCATTTGCAGGACTCTGCCGGCAACGCCCTGGGCAATGCATTCAACCCAGTCATCATAAAGGAATGTTGGGACCGTGGTTGCGTCGAGGTCCGGACACTGGATAGCTTTGACCCTCATGTTCCCGGTACCGGCTGCCGTGGAATTGGGTATTGGCTTTATGAACAGTTCGTCGTTTGGCTCCATCCAGTAAACCTCTGGTCTATCAGCCGTCTGCTCCATATATGCGGAGGTAGCTGCCCCACCCTTGCGTTCTTCTGTCTCGAGATTCCATGGTTCGAGAAATGTAAATGTGGAGTCTGCTGCGCCGTCCTCCTTGAACTTAACCCACTCAATGGCATGGATAACTGGGCTGTCGCAATTGGTCGTGATTGCGGTGAGCGTATAGTCATCGTCATTCTCCACAACGTTAATATCAGCCAGTGTTTCCCGGTACATCCAGGTTTCCTTACAAAAATCGCGGACTGTTCGTAAGGTCTGAGCGGTGATAAAGGTAGCGTTCGTTGCTTTTGATGCACCCTTAACGTAGTTGGCAATTTCCCCGGCAAATGCGGTTAAAGCGGTTCCTGCCATGTCTCCTCCTTATCTCATAGCAACCCCACCGTCAACCAGAAACAGCCTGCCGTCTTTGGCCAGGTCATTAATCATCTGCTTGGCATAGGTCTTCATATTGTCCAGCTTGCCCATGGGTATCTCTACCTGGTACTTCTCAAGCATATGGCTTTCGAGTGAGGTCTTGTGCTGTAAGCTTTTGATGAATTTGGTCTCCTGGATCTGGATGTCTTCCTGGTCGATATGGATATCACTGACCTTGTCCAGGTCCCGGCCGGCTTCTCGGTCTGCAGCACCGGCCACTGCTTCGGCAACGATTGCCTGAGTTTCCTTATCCTCGGTCAACTCCGGGATCTTTTGTTCCTTCATGAACCCGGCTTTGTGATCGGTCTCACTGGCATTGGCATATATCGCCTGCAGTGACTTTTCATCCAACCACTTGACATTGTTCTTGCCGATTTTTTGTAGCTTTAACAGTGGCTTAGCCTGTCCAGGCCTTAGCACCGTGTACCCCTTCTTTGCCAGAATGCGTGTCCATCGGTAAATGTAAAAATCACCATTGTCATATTTCTGCATTAACCAAAGGTCTGTTTCTCCTGCTCTCATTGGTATTCCCCCCCAAAAAATTTAATGTTAAAAAATGAAAGGGGACTCCCCACCACTCGGGATGAGAGTTGAGAAGTCCCCTTTTGGATACACACTATGTCAAGACTTTGATTACACCACGGAAGTGATATCAAAGGCCTTCATTACGATTGCAAAGAAATGCACCTTGGCATCGATCAAGGTAGCTGTGGCACCCAGAGCATCCAGAGTGTCTGCAGCCTTGTATGCCAAGAAGTTATAGTTGTCAGAACCGTAAGCATCTCCAACAACCGTGGTTGTCACTGCGGCGGCAGTCGTAGCAGTCGCGGCCATCCAGCCGGCAGTGCTCGAACCGTCACCGAGGGCAATGGTTCCGGTGGCGTTGGTGTCTACGGCCTGGGCATACATACCCATACCAAAGACCAGGGTCCCGGCCGGGATGTGAAACAGCTGCAATACATCAGCGGCAGCCAGTCCGGCGAAAGAGCTCAACGGAGTGTTGGGCGCAGAGGCCAGAGCCAGTTTCTGCGGATTGAGAACCAGGTCCGCAAAGTCAACGTATTTTTTAAGAACGGTGTAACCCGGAGCCTCGTAAGGTATCGCGGAAGTTTCACCTAAGAATTGATAAGTCGCCATGATAAAAATCTCCTCATTTAAGATTTAGTATAGGTAATTATGTCAACCACTCTTTAGTGTAACCCGGTGAGGGGACTAACCCTTCTCACCGGGGCGCAGGGGGGAGTGGGGTACGCCGATTATCTGGCAATGTACAGGTCGCACAGAGCCTCAGGCTTCAGGACCTTGTAACCGTAGACGTTCAGTCCACGAACCAGGGTACCAAATGTAGACTCAGCCCGGAGGCTTTCCATTCTGGTCATCTGGGAGGCCCAGGAAATAGCCGATTTGTGTCCGCCGATTGCATGGTAAGCAGTGTAGCTACCATCGGTGGCGGAAGTCAGCAAGTTACTGACATAAATGGTCAAACGATCGATCATGCCGATCCGACCATTACGCATGATGGAGGTACCATCACCAGCCAGGGAAGCGTCTTTCAGGTCAGATTTCTTGACCATGCCGGCGAACCAAGGCGGAATGACACAGTACCGGGCTTCCTCGGGAGCATTCTGCTCGTCAAGGACGGTTCCAACGTCGACCAAGAAATCGAGCACGTTGGCCTTAGAGATAACAACCGGAGAACCAGAGGTACCGAGGTCGATGTCACCGGATTTGACGCCTGCCGTGGATCCCTTGTTACTGGAGTCGGCATCAGGGTAAACATCACCCAAGAATTCCTCGTCCACTTCGATTTTCATCTGCTGCGAGGCATCTCGAGACCAGCTGTCCATCAGAGCTACATCGGTCTGATGTTTGTCGATATCGTCGCATATGAAGTTGAAATACTTTGCCTTGTCGATCGGCATTTCTTTCTTCGGGCTGTCAGGCCTCTGGATCTGCAGCGACTGATTTTTCACGTAATCGCGGATAACGATGTCCGGAACTGTCCGGATTTGAACCGCGTCACCTACGTCTTTAATTTCACCCTCGTAATCGGTATTGCAGATTGCAGCCGATACGGTGGCAGCATAGAATTTTACTAAAAGTTTCCCTGACCATATTTCCTACGTGGTTGCGTTGGACTATCGCTTCAGTGAAGTTGGCACTCGTCTAAAATGCGCTTCGCTGCCCTTTCGCTTAGTCTCTGCACGTCCCGTTTCATTAGCTTCAGCTCCTCGTATGCCATCATCCTTGCATCGTTAATTCTCGAAGAACCTGAGGAACGACTATGCACTCCCTGCAGTCTATTTAAATACCATAGTGCGAATCGTGCTTGTTCCTTTTTTAGGATTAGATGATTTGTAATTGCACCCAAGAACCTTTCAACTTCATGCTTTGATGATATTGACCAACATGTTGCTGCTTGCCAGTTCTCGTTACCTTTTCTCCGGTCTTGGATTTTGCAGTGTCCCCCAAAGTTATTTTGAATATTGGGCAACAAATTGGCACCGTCTACCATTGTGATTCTAACTCTCGGCCTCACATATAATTGATTAAAGCCTTTGTTAAATCCACGCTGAAAGTCAATGCATCCTTCACCGTCGACTAATCCTGCTAAATACCTTACGCTTAATCGCTTCATAATTACCTCCGTAATTGAACTGCGTTGCGTTTTTTATGGGTTCGCTCGGGTTGACCTATTTGGCTTCCCCGTAATCAGAAAGAGTTTTACATCCCCGAAATTTTGATCGTAAGTCGGTGGCTGTCGCCCTGCTTATTTGGGCCAAGGGATAAAATTGCCGGAATACTGGGGTGTCCCAGGACTTACGCCGATAGCCATGATAAAGCCTCCTAAGTTTTTCTCTTAGGAGGCTCCGTTTATTGGTGAGCCCTACCCAAGAGATGATTGAAATTGGTTGATGATTTTATCGAATTCTTCCTCTGTGATTCTACCTTGGACAAAATCGCCCTCGGCTTTCTTCACATGATCCTTGGTAACAGTAGCCCTTTGCCTGTTTGACTCGAGACCGTCATTACCTCCGATGTTCGGAAGATCCTCGGCAATGTTGATGTCTTTACCAGCATTGCCAGCTTGAATATAAAGGTTAAAAATACTTGCCACTTGTGCGCCCCGGAGTGCATCGGCTGCAGCCGCTAATGAACTGCGCCGAGGCTGGAGTGAGATAGGATCCGGTTCATTCAACCAAGCATTGAATGATTCCGTCTTGTTGATTTTCCGCCAGTCCCCCTGGATGTTTGAATCCAAATACTTTAGGTAGGTGGCAATCCGAGTGTCATTGATTTCTGACTCGAGCGACTCAACGCGATCCTTCAAGCCGTCATTCACAGGAGCCTGGGAATAGCCTTCATATCCCTCAAGCCGTTTAGCCTGCTCACTGACAACTTGCTTCAAGCTATTGATCTGCTTGATAGCAACCTTCATCTCGTCACCCCATCCGTCAAAGTCTTCAGGATTAAGATCATCAAGTTCGATCTTACTGGGCTCCGCTTTGGACGCTGATTGTTGAGAACTCTGGTTCTCGATTACCTTGTTCTGTCTTTCGACCATTGATTGAAGTTCGGTGATCTGGTTCCTAAGGCCATGAATCTCCGAATCGTACTTCCCCTTGAGAACCTTATACTTGTGCTCGTAACCGTCATCAATGTTTGTCCCATCGTCAATGGCCGGTCTAACCGGAGTAGGATTAGTGGTTTGCGCCGGCTCAGCTTTAATCTGAGTAGCTGGTGGATCGGTATTCACGATCGGTGCAGGTTGATCTGCAGGATCGGGAGCCGGTCCATCGGCTGCCTCTTTGATCTTAGCTTCGGCTGCCGCATTCGCATCTAAAACTGACTTTGGAACATTACTTAAATCCTCTGCTGGATCTTTTGGCATGATACCCTCCTGAGTCGCTTCTCGGTCACCGATCCAATGAGTCGGGCCTTAAAGCGGTGTTCATTTTTAAGTTCCGGAGTTCGGCTTCTGCTCGAGTATTCCGGTAACTTATTCGGGATAGATGCACTTAGCAATGCAAATAGCTCTTTTTATTATACATACTGTCAAGATAAAACAGTCTACGCACACCACACCCCTGACTAACTACCTATAACATGCTGATATTATTCAAACTTAACGTTTGATTGTACCCAATATTGAAGCATCATCCCCTCACCTGTCTGGTGAACAAGCGATACCCAGTGGACAAGTTCGCCATCTTTATATAGAGCCATACCTTTTCGGTCCTTGTCACCATGCTCCGACCAGTCCTCAACACGAATGTTGCGTGTTATCAGGTGGTTGTCTATCATTTCGATAGCCACCTCAACTGATGTGGCCTCTGTGATAATCTTCTGAGGTGAGAACCCAAGGTGCTGAAATGCTTGTTCAATACAGTGCTGACGGTATTGGTAAGCATAGACTTTGCTCGGAAAGAACTTCTTGACGCAGGCGGCCCGGACCTCATCGAAGTTGGCCGTCCCATCCTTCTGGATCTCGTCCAGTGTTCTATCATCAGCCATTAGGCCCACCCCCTATTCCCTGAGGCTGAGCCTGTACCGGAACCAGGTCGATCTCAAACGCCATACCATTCAGCGTCATCGTGACTTTAGGGTATAAATTCAGCTGGTTATCGTTCAGGATCTTTTTGATCTGAGCCCAGACCTGATCCTTCCGCATGTCTTCAGGTGTTTTAATAAGATTGGACATAACATCCCCCCTGTTTCGAAGTAAAATTTATTAGTGTAATTACAGTACTTTAGATCGCCCCACGCGAACCCACAGTGCCTGCAGAAATTTTCAGACAGAACGAGAGCCCCCAGTGATAGGGGACTCCCACCCTTGTCGGGGATCAATATTAGTAACCCCAGAGTTCAAGTAAGAACTGTCCAGCAGTGTATGTTCCGACTGTGCCGGCCGCACCACAAGTCAGATAGACATACTGATCTGCGGCAGGGGCAGCAACGATGTTCCGGGTCACGCCAGCGGACCATGCGCCACCCTTCGTCAAAAGAGCGGTCTCGGCCAAAGCTGCAATACCACCGTCAAACTTCCCGGTCGCCTCGGTCGCAGAATAAACATCGATGTCAGTGACACCGGTTGCCGGCGTTTCGATACAGGTCATTTCACCGTAAACGATCGTGCCATTAACGGCAGCGGTAACCTGGAATAGATAGGCGGCCAATGTCGCGGACTCACCGATGATATCCAGATCGGTAGTGCTCGACTTCGCGCCGGTAAGATCAAAGAATACCTCAGTCTTGACCATAGCACCGGTCTTCCTGACGGCTGTCTTTAAAAGGGTTCCGGTACCACTTTCAAAACCACCACCACTCGACATCACCTGACCGGATAAATCTGCAGCCCCATTAATCTCGGCAGCTGTCGCGGTCACACCATCCATGATATTGAGCTCGGCAGGTGTAGCAGTGACCTGTGTCCCAAGTCCACCATTATCCGTCCCAAGATACAAAGTGTCAATTCGACAAGTTCCAATTTTTACGTCTTCTCTCCAACCCATTTTAATTCCTCCTTTTGTAATGCGCTCGGATGTGGCGCACTTGGTTAATTATACAGACCTGGGCGGCCGGGTCAAACCATGATTGCCGGCCTGCAGGATCCTTCCTTCATCAAATGATTTCGCAAGGAACTGAAATGCTTCATAAATTCCCTTGACATACCCACCGTTGAAAGTCCGATCTGTTGAGTTCAGGTCGGTGCAGGCCTGTAGTGATTTCTCGAAGCACTGGCTTTTCATGTGATCCAGTACATCCTTAAAGGTCCCTTGGCTGCCGGCCCACTCAACATCGAATCGTCCCATCATATAGATCTGCCTGGACAATTCCTTGGTCATCTTTAGATCGTATTTCATATTTCACCCCCCAGTGTTAATATGTTCAGTATGTCAAGGTATTTACGTCTAATCGTCGGTCGTATCATTCCATAGGAACGCCGCAATCAGGGCAATGTCAAGCAGGTTCCTCGGAGTAATGCTACCGATATCCTTGTTTGCAAGCGTCTTCATACGGTTGTGGAGCAGGGTCCTGTTGGTAACCATGTCCCAAATGTCCTCAATCGAATCCTTTACATCTTGCCACCGACCAACCTGCAGGTTGCAAAACATTGAGTGCAACTTGCTGAATCCTTTAGCTTTCTGAACGTCAACAGATATCTCTGTGTCAGTATAGTGGTGCCTCATAATAATCTCCGTTTTATTAATGATTAAAGTAGGTTACTTAGAACTTGTGCAACACGGTACATTGATCAGCCCATCATCCTTCGGTGGATGCAACGCTTCATCAAATGAAGGTTCACATGTGCATTCATCACAGCAACACCACTCACTGCACCTGGCCTTAACCTCATGTGAGGCTTTCGGAAGCCCATGGTCCCCCTTGAACATATCATAATTGATTGTCGTATTGGCTTTCGCCATTTTAGATTCATCCACGATATCAGCTCCTTAGGGTTTAGTTGCGTCTTTCAGGCGATTGCGTCGATCCTTGATGCGCTTCTTGGCATCGTCATCCATTGCGCCTGGCTTAGTTTTCTTCTTCTTCTTGCCATATCCCAATAATGTTGAAAGAATACTTGACTTCTTGCTCATAGGTGGTAATTTAGATTTGTCCATGTCATCCTCCTAAGTCCTTGATTATTTTGGTTAAATGTATTTTAAGATCATATCGTTCCATGATAAACTTTGCAAACTTAAAAATATTAGGATTTTTGTAAAATTTCATCTGTTTACGATATGCCTCAATCTCACAAGCATACCGATAGTCCATTGAGAACCGGTAGCGTATTCCATGTATAATCAGACCCTTAGTCCACCACTGCCTTACATGAACCAGCTCATGCTCAAGCAGTCCCTTGTCCGATCGATACCGTTCATCTATCTTAATCCTCCAGCTCTTGGCTTTGCCGGCGAAAGGTTTCAAGCTACCTGACTTAACGTATTTAATTGAATGAAGCATATTTTCACCTATATTATCTATTATTTACGATGTAAAAAGCCTATCCCATCGGACCTTGCTATCATATCTTGTCTTTCCATAGAGCGGTTTGATTGATAGGTTGCGGATGTAAGCTACCTCTCCGGCAGCCATATTTGAAAAACGTATTCTGTCTGTTGTCGTTGCTGCCGCACGCATAACTATTTCATAAGCAACCCATGAGTCTGTAAGATCATCAGTTGATAAGTTGTCTTCTTCTTCAATTACGACTTGTACCGTATCCCCTGTGTCTGTCTTAGCGTCAAATGTAACTAAATAAGTTTCTCCTACTGTGAGATTGCTTGATAGGTCTTCTGCGTTAGAAAATTCTAAATGTGCTCCTGACGCACTGTCAACATAAGTAACTTTTAGAGAATCCTCAGTCTCATCAATCTCGATAGTATTTGTTCCGTAAGGCGTCCATGAAATTTGAACTGGACGTAACGAAAGATTATCAACATAAAAGTCTGCATCATCATTACCACCTGCCTCTCGAAACTGAATAAAAGTCGACGTACCGCTGGCAGTGAAATAAACAACAGTCTCAGCAAATGAAGCATTAGCTATACCCGTTTGTGTATAAATAGAAGTGAAATCACCGCTAACCCCTATATCTATTCTATGGGCATCACCACCACCTCGTTTACTATCAAACTTTAGCCGATATAACTGATTTGCAACAGTTGTAAATTCTTTGTTAAATCCTTCTCCATTTGCATCCACTACACAGTGAATAGAGTAAGATCCGGTTTCTGTTCCCTCTGTGGCACTGGCAAAAGTAGATGGAGTCCCTACTACTGACCACCCAGTGGTCGCATCAGCTTCGTTGCCGTTCGGATCACTTGCAGCATTAGCATCTGTGTGCATCTCACTCCCAGCCAGTGCCGGCCAAGGATCATTCTCTGGGATGGATTTGTCAGGGGCAGTTACTTCTTTTAAAGAAAGTCCATCTATATCCATCGTACCAGCGGCGGCACCTGATGCCCTTACACCATAAATCCTTACACCTGAACATCCAGGAGGAGCTACAAAGTATATTATCGTTTCAGTTCCATCATTAGTAAGAACATCTACCTCAATAAACGCCGCATTAGTAAGATCATAAATAGCAGTCTTTGGAGTTGTTGCGGTTCCAAAGGTATGCGTAACTGTGTGTTTATAAACTGTTCCTTCTGTTACCGCTATGCTGGTATGGTAAACAGATCCACTTGTAGCAAGAAATGTTACTGTATTAGCATCATCTACTGTTAAATTAGAGGTTGTCCAATTAGCATGAGCTAAATCATCTATCGACACACTTGGAATTAGCTCACTCCCCAACGCCTCCTGATCAAACAGCTCAGCACCGCGCCGACTATTTACCCATCTTCCTGGGTGTATACTCATCTCAAACTCCTTATTTTATTCATCTTCTTTAAGAAGATTAATACAACAGTCAGTACAATAAGTATGGCTTGCTTGCATGTGGTGTTCAGGTCTGTCAGTTTCCTTAAGGCCCACCACACCCTTACATACACAACATTGTCTCACTATTAGATATCGTTTTAATCGTTTCACGGAACTGTATAACCCACTTGTTTAATTACATATTTGCCATTCTCTCCAATGGCACTACCGGAGGAGCCCCACCGATAGGCTGTTCATGTATCGGTAGGTTTGAATCAACCGGCTTCTCTGACAAGTTCTGTCCCGGCGAAGGTCCACCACCACCCGGAGGTCCAGCCTGGGAAGGTCCCTCAGGCCCTTGTGGTCCAATTGGCTGTCCCATCATTGCGTTCATTTCCCATTCAGGTGGCACAATGTTGTCCCCATCCATCTTAAGTGTTTTGACGGATTCCCTGAGCACTTTGGCTCGACCGTCCATGCCGATGATGGCAAGGTCAACCGGGTTGTTGGTGAATGCCAAGAATTCTTGTCGCCTGGCCTGGAGCTGCTCAGCTATGATAAGGTACTCAGAGGCCCGGGCCACGATATTGATATCACCGGTATATTGCATCTTGTTTTGAGTGATGGCATATAGCCAGGTCTGAAATACGATCTTTTTAATAACGTTCCTGTCAATGTCCTCGATAGCCTCTTTCATAATCTTGGATGAAGCCGTCATTAGCATTGC